CAGCATAGGCATCTATAACAATTATCTAGTTGCTACAAACATGGAGATATTTGATGAAAGTTTATAAATCAACTAATGTTTTTGACGAAGCACTAAACCGAATCCGTTTGTTATATGACGAATTCCCTGTTGTGATGGTTTCATTATCAGGCGGGAAAGACAGCACCATAATTTTAGAACTAACCAAGATAGTTGCGCGTGAGCGTAATGCTTTGCCAGTTAAAGTTTTTTGGTTAGACCAAGAATGCGAATTTGAGGCAACAGTTGAGTATGTAAAAACTGTTATGTATGACCCCGAAGTTGAACCTATGTGGTTTCAGATTCCATTTAAGATGCTTAACGCTACGAGCGCTACAGAATCATGGCTTAATGTATGGGGCGAAGGCGAAGAATGGGTCCGCGAGAAAGACCCGTTATCCTTTAAAGAAAACATTTACGGCACAGACCGATTTGTAAAACTTATGGAAGCCATTGTGGATAAAACCTTTGACCACCCTGTTGCCGTTTTAACGGGTGTGCGCACAGAAGAAAGTCCTGCTCGTTTTATGGGTGCAACAGGTGATGTTACTTATAAGTGGATAACCTGGGGTAATACCATAAATAAAAAGAAAGGTATCTATAACTTCCACCCTATATACGATTGGACTTACATTGATGTATGGAAAGCCATCTACGACAATAACTGGAAATACAACGGTCATTATGACGAACTATTCCGCTATGGAACGCCTGTCCCTAAAATGCGAGTATCGAATTACCATCACGAAACAGCCGTTCACAGCCTGTTCTTGCTCCAAGAAATCGAACCTGAAACTTACGAAAAGGCTACACAGCGTATTTCAGGCTTGGACACCGCAGGAAAAATGGGCAAAGCAGACTGGTTTGTCTATGAACTGCCCTTTATGTTCTCAACTTGGGTTGAATACAGAGATTACCTCTTAGAAAACCTTATTCATGACCCTAAGGTAAAGGCTGATTTTGCCAAATTTTTCGTTAGTTTAGAAACGCGATACTCTCGTTCAGTTGGCAAAGACTTATGGAAAGCGCAAATTAACTCAATTTTATGTAATGATGTTGATATGACTAAACTAAAGAACTGGGAAACTCGCAGTTATACAGATGACCAACTGGCAGAAAAGGAATCGCATGAGCAGAAACTTGCCGAACACTTTAAGGGATAGTCTGACCGAAGCCTACAATGCGGCAGAAAGCAAGATAGATTTCCTTAACGAACTAAGTGGTTATATCTACGACACTTTTCATCCACGCCATACGCAACCTATTGCTAATGTTCAATGGGTGCCGATAGAAAAAGTCCAGGCTAACGACTACAACCCTAACAGCGTGGCCAGTAATGAGATGAGATTACTTTATGTATCTATATCTCATGATGGTTATACCCAACCAGTAGTTACAGTTTATGACCCTGATTTAGATAAATATGTAATTGTTGATGGCTTTCACCGATATACAACCATGCGGCGCAATAAAGATTTATACGACCTTAACGAAGGCCGTCTGCCCATTGTAGTTTTACAGAAAACGATGAACGAACGCATGGCCGCGACTATCCGCCATAACCGCGCTCGCGGGAAGCACTCGGTTGCTGGCATGGGGCAGATAGTGTTTAATATGTTAAAGAACGGCGCAACTGATGAGGCGATTTGTAATGAAGTAGGGTTAGAGCCTGAGGAATTGGCTCGCCTTAAATATGTTACAGGTTTCGCCAAACTCTTTGAGAACGCTGAATTTGGTAAGGCATGGGAAACAGATAGACAATTAGCAATTCGGAAGGCTTACACAAATGGTGAGCCTATCCCTAGTCAGAGGAAGTAGGTTATGGCCGACCTTGTTGTACAGAAAGTATCCATTGAAAGGCTTATTCCGTATTGGCGTAATCCTCGTAAGAATGATTTGGCTGTCGAGAAAGTTAAAGCGTCTATCCAAGAATTCGGGTATCAAGCCCCAATAATTGTAGATAACAGCATGACTATTGTTGCTGGCCACACCCGTTATCGGGCGCTAAAAGAATTAGGTTATACCGAGGTGGATGTAGTAATTACAGACCTACCAGCCAAGAAAGCCAAAGAGTTCCGTATTATAGATAATCGGACTTCTGAATACGCTACCTGGTCGGCTGACTTAACGCTTGAGTTAAAAGAATTCACTAGCCCTGAGTTTTTAGACATATTCTTCCCTGATGTGAAACTTGACCCTGATTTCCAACAGATGTCTAACCCAAACACTCAGGACAACATTGACCAAATTGCCGCAGACTTAGAAAAACAGTTTGAGAAAGCAAGCGAGAGCAGACAAGGAGAACCGCACATATCTATCCCTTGTCCAAATTGTCTTGAAACTATTACCCTGTTAAAAAAGGATTTAGTTAAGTCCAAAAACTGGGATATCTAATGACCGCCGAAATGTCCTTTAACACCGCCTTGGTTAAGATGGTTGCGGCTACAACGCGCCAAAGAGTTATCATGGAAGTTGAGGCATTTGCTGGCGAATATCATCATCACTTAGACGGCAGAGATGTAATTATTGTGGAACAATTACTAGACTTTCTAAAATCAGGAGGTTCAGATGGCGGGTCGTAAGCCAAAATTGAACAAAATGGTCATAAAAAGACTAGAAGAAGCCTTACTTGCGGGTAATTACATAGAAACAGCATGCGATTATGCTGGCATAAACAGGGCAACTTTCTATAAATGGTTAGCAGAAGCAGATAAACCAGGCGCAAAACCACTTTTTAGAGAATTAAGCGACACAGTAAGCCAAGCAAGAGCGCAAGCAGAAATGCGAAATGTGTTGAGAGTTCAGAAAGCCGCCGATGAATCTTGGCAAGCCGCCTCATGGTGGTTAGAGCGTTCGTTCCCTCAGCGTTGGGGTAGGCATCAACGGGTTGAATTATCAGGGGCTAACGGCGCGCCTATAAATGTCCAGGTAGATGCTAAGCAGACGCTCGTAGAAATGATTAAAGCCAAACAACAGTCGCAGGAGTAAAGATGGCGCTAAGTCTATTTGATGAATTAGCCGCCCTACCTTTTGACCAAGCGCAAGAAGTTATAAACGCTTTGCCTCAGGATAAAGCGGAAGAAATGAAGTTCTTGCCTTGGTGGTTTATTGGCAGACCTGAACAGCAAGAGCCTGAGGGTAATTGGGGCGTATGGCTTATTCTGTCGGGGCGTGGTTGGGGCAAGACCAGGACAGGCGCAGAGTGGTTAATAGACAAAGTGTTGGCTAACCCTAAGGCTCCTGACGGCGCGCCTACTGAGTGGGCAATTATTGGAGAAACTTTTAGCGATACCCGCGTGATGTGTGTTGAGGGTCCAAGCGGTATCTTGCGAGTATTACAGCGCAAGGGTTTAACTAACCTGGTTGATTTCACTTACAACCGCTCATCATGGCAGGTTACTTTTAAAGAAGGCCAAAAGATTCACATGTTTGGCGCTGATAACCCTGATGCTGGTCGTGGTTTTAACCTGTCGGGGGTGTGGGCAGACGAGATAGCCAAATGGAAATATCCGTATGAAACTTGGCACGAAGGTATTGCGCCCGCCTTGCGTATTGGAAAACACCCAAAGGCTGTCGTTACCACAACGCCTAAACCTATTCGTGTATTACGGGAGTGGGTTGGCCGTATAGATGGGTCTGTCTATACAACCAGGGGTTCAACCTTTGATAACGCCGCAAACCTCTCTACGGCGGCGCTCACAGAGTTACAGGCACGATACGCAGGAACGCGCACAGGTCGCCAGGAACTTTACGGCGAACTCTTGGAAGATGTTGAGGGCGCTCTATGGCATAGACAGATGATAGAAGACTCTAGGGTAGAGCCAAATTTCGTGCCAAATCTGATACGAGTAGTTGTTGCTATTGACCCTGCCGTAACCTCAGGAGAGGAATCTGACGAAACAGGAATAGTAGTTGCTGGCGCGGCTACTGACGGCAGTTTTTATGTGTTAAGCGATAACTCTATGCGCGGCACTCCTGACGCGTGGGCTCGTAAAGCGATAGAGCAGTATCATCAATGGAAAGCAGACCGAATAATTGCCGAAGCCAATAACGGCGGCGACATGATTATTCAACTTATTAGAACCATTGATGGTCTAGTGCCAGTCAAAAAGGTAACGGCAACGCGAGGCAAGCGAGTAAGAGCAGAACCAATTAGTGCTTTGTATGAACAGGGCAGGGTTCATCATGTCGGGGCATTTCCTGAATTAGAAGACCAAATGGTTACATGGACTCCTGATGTTTCTAAATCTCCTGACCGCATGGACGCATTAGTTTGGGCGCTTACAGAGTTAAACGAAGGCTCTATTGCATCTATATCGTTAGGCGCGCTCGCCATTTTCTGTCCGTCTTGTAGGCGTCCTTCGCCAAGAAAAACGCTATTATGTCCTCATTGCGGAACTAGTTTGGGAGCATAATGGCCGTTATTTATAACACGACGATAGACCAAGGCGCAGACTGGTTCATCAACTTTAATTATACGCAGTCAGCAATTATTACTGGCATATCAGCCAACGGAACAACAGTTAATTTTACGGCGGCAAATGGATTCACTTCGGGGCAACCAGTTACTATTTACAATGTTCTGCCAACACAATTTAATTTATCAAACGCAACGCTGGCTTCGGCAAGTGCGTCAGGATTTACAGTTACCAATGGCGCAACAGGCACATATATTTCAGGCGGTATCGCTACAAGCCCCGCAAATATCACTTCATATACTGCCGCTTTACAAATACGCTCTTTGCCATCAAGTCCTGAATATGTGTTAAACCTAACCACAGCAAATAGCGGAATTGCTATTACTGGCGCATCAGGTTTAGTAGCAGTTCACGCAACGGCTATACAAACAGCCGCAATAGATGACGGCGTGTATTATTATGATTTAGAAATAACAGCGCCCAACACAGGAATAGTCACAAGATTAGTCCAGGGTCAAGTGGTTGTATCTCCTGAGGTGACAAGATAATGGCAGAAGAAGCAATAATAGTAACGCCTGTTATACCAACAGTTACAATTTCAACTCCTGGTCCGCAGGGTCCAAGTGCTTCGGCGCAAGTTTTCTATGTTCATACACAGGCTGTTGCTTCTGCTACCTGGACAATTAACCATAATCTTAATGGCAACCCAACCGCCGTAGTCCTAGACAGCGCGGGAACACAATGCGAAGGCACATTTTCTTATCCGTCAGTTAATCAAATGGTGATTACTTTTAGTAGCGCCTTTACTGGAACGGCGTATGTAATATGAGCAGATTAGCCCTAACACCCACAAATGTTCCTGCCCTGGCGAGCGCTCCCTCTATTCCAACGCTCAGAGCGGGCGATTTATATTTTGATACAACAGATGTATCTCTTAAAGTTTATAACGGCTCAGCATGGCAAGCCATCGCCCCTGCGGTTACAGAATTAGACGGCGGAGTATTTGATAGTATTGCTCCGTACAATGGTGGCGACCCCACGACCACAGCAACACAGTCCTTTGATGGAGGTACACCCTAAATGCCAGTAGTTACGCAAATACAAATTCGGCGAGGAACTGCCGCTCAATGGACTTCTGCTAATCCAACACTTGCGGCTGGTGAGTGGGGATTTGAAACAGATACAAACAAAGGCAAAATCGGAAACGGCGCAACTGCTTGGAATTCTCTTGCTTATATTCTTGGCGTAGGCGATATAGACGGCGTTACCGCAGGAACAGGTTTATCAGGCGGCGGCACATCAGGCACAGTTACACTTGCTATTGACTCAACCGTAGCAACCCTGACTGGAAATCAAGTATTAACCAATAAAACGATTAGCGGGTCTAGCAACACGCTTAGCGCTATTGGTAATAGCAGTTTGACTAATAGTGCCATTACAATTAACGGCACTTCGGTATCCTTAGGTGGTTCAGTAGTGATAGAAGCGAGTAGTTTTGCTCCTTCTCTTATGTTAGGTGGTATGTAATAAATGGCGCGTAAGTTTTTAGTCAGCATAGATTTAAATAAGAACGAATTACAGAATGCGGTAATTCAGAACTTAGGCACAGCACCAGCCACACCCGTTGCTGGTCAAATGTATTACGACACAGTAGATGCTGAATTATATTTTTATAATGGCACAACATGGGAAAGCACACAGGCTAACGCACAGGTAACATACGGAACTTTTGCCGCACGACCAGTTGCTAGTGAAGCAGGTCGTTTGTATTACGCAACAGACCAAGCACTTCTTTATTTTGATGACGGCACGACCTGGACACAGGTAAGCGGTTTTGGTAGCGTTACAACACAAACAACTTATGGCGCTTCAAGCGGTAATGGTTCTGCTAATACTTATTCTCGTTCTGACCACACACACGGCACACCATCACTAAGCAATGCAACTCCAACATCGCTTTCTATTGGTGGTTCTTCATCAGCAGGAACAGGCACAGCGCCATCACGCGAAGACCACTCACATGCTATGCCTTCGTTTGGAAATGTTAGCGCTCAAACTTCATTTGGTTCAGCATCAGGTAATGGTTCAAGCACTAGCGTTGCTCGCGCTGACCATACACACGGAACTCCAACCCACGATAACGCGGCACACGCTTTAATAAATCTTTCTGCTCTTGCTGCACCTACGGCTGATGTTTCTATTGGCAATTACAAACTAACTAGCGTTGCCACGCCAACTGCATCAACAGATGCCGCAAACAAACAATATGTAGATGATGTAGCACAAGGTCTAAATATCCATGCCGCGTCTTATGCCGCAACAACCGCAAATCTAAATGCTACTTACGATAACGGAACTGCTGGCGTAGGTGCAACACTTACTAATGCTGGAACCCAAGCGGTATTTAGCGTAGATGGTGTTAGCCCATCTATTAACGCTCGTATTCTTGTTAAGAACCAAACAGCAACAGCACAAAATGGTATTTACACACTTACAACTGTTGGTAGCGTTTCAACTAACTGGGTACTGACTCGCGCAACTGATTTTGATACTGCCGCAGAAATGGCTGGCGGCGATTTCACTTTCGTAGATGCTGGTTCAACATTCGCAAATACTGGCTGGGTAATGGTTGATGAGGTTACAACTGTTGGAACTGACCCTGTTGTATTTCAACAGTTTAGCGGTGCTGGAACTTATACCGCTTCTGATGGTGTCCTTTTAACTGGAAATAACTTTACTGGCGTAGTTGTAGCAAGCGGCGGATTAACAGTAGGAGCAACAGGTTTTGCTCTTGATACCGCTATCGCTGTCCGTAAATATGCGGCAAGCGTTGGTGATGGAACTGCTACCTCATACACAGTTACCCACAGCCTTAACACTAAAGATGTGACTGTTGCTGTCTATGACAACTCAAGCCCATACGCAGAGGTAATATGCGATGTTCAGCATACTTCCACTTCTGCCATTACTCTGTTATTCTCAGTCGCCCCTACTTCCAACCAATATCGCGTAGTCGTTCACGGCTAATTAGGAGAAACACATGGGTCTAATAGACCGTTTCGCTAAGAAAGTAGCCAATGAGATAGAGAAGGCTCCCCGTTTACCTGCGGGTTCTGTCGCCATGACGGAATCTGAGATGAGGCAAGCAGGACTTGTAGCACAACAGACATACGGCAATAGCACTCCATTACCACGCGCGCCATATTCGGCAACTGTTCCTTTTGGACCAGGTATGCCGATTACTCCTGGCGCTATTAACCCTGTCCGCGAAGATGGTCGCCCTGACCCACGCCGTTATGAATACCAAGTAGCACAAAACATAAATGTTACTGAAACACGCTTTATACCTTTCAAGACTTTGCGAGCGAGCGCAGACCAAATAGATATTCTTCGCCGTTGTATTGAGGTTATTAAAAACAAGGTCGTATCCCTAGACTTTGATATTGTGCTTGGCCAAGACGCATCAGAAAAGATTATTGCTGGTAGCGACAAAGACCATATCCGCGCGATGGCAGAAGCGCGAAAGAAATTTACAAACGATATAGACCGCGTTCGCACATTTTGGGAAAACCCTGACCGCTCTAATGGTTTGACTTTCGCTGACTGGATTAACACAGCGTTAGAAGAAATCCTAGTTATTGACGCATGGGCAGTTTGGCCACAAAAGACAGTAGGCGGCGACCTCTACGGCTTACAGATATTAGACGGCGGAACTATTAAGCCTTTGTTAGATGACCGAGGTATGCGCCCTGTCCCGCCAAATGTAGCGTTCCAGCAAATACTTTATGGCTTTCCACGCTCCGAATTCACAGCAAATGATGATGACCCAAATGCTGATGGTGAGTTCACAGCAGATGACCTTCAATACATGGTTCGCAACCGCCGCACTATTTCTATGTATGGATTTAGCCCTGTTGAAAGAGCATTACCACTAGCAGATATTTACCTACGCAGACAGCAATGGATTAGAGCCGAATATACAGACGGCGTAGTGCCTGAATTATTCTTTGAATCAGACATTAACTTTGGAACTAACGCGCAACTTATTCGTGATTATGAAAACATCATAAATGACGACCTATCAGGGCAGACCCAACAGCGTATGCGCGCGCGTATTCTCCCTGCTGGACTAAAACCTTTCCAACCTGAGGGATACGGCGAAAAGTTTAAGGACACGCTTGATGATTTTCTTATTGCTTCTATATGCGGACACTTTGGCGTTCAACCAACTGAAATAGGTTATTCACCGAAATCAGGATTAGGCGGCAAGGGTTTTGAGGAAGGCAAGCAAGACAGCGCGCAAGCAGTAGGCGTAGAACCGCTAGTCCAATGGTTAAACAAAATGCTTACAAACATTTCTTACACTTATCTAGGCATGCCACGCGAACTAGAGTTTAAGTTGCTTACATCACGCCGCGCTGATAACGAAGAAACTGCTCGCAAAGCACAGATAGAAGTAACATCGGCTGGCAAGACAATTAACGAACGCCGCTCTGAACTTGGTCTGCCTCTACTAGATACACCACAGGCCGATATGCCTATTATGGTTGCTGGTTCAGAGGTTTTATTATTCTCACCTGAGGGAATTATTAACGCGAAAGAGGTTCTGACCGCCTCTACGCTTGACCAAGACGGAGATGTACAGAGTGATGGCACTTCTGTACAGACCGATTTACCTATCTCTGAAAATGGTCAGGGCGCGCCCGAAGAAGCAGAAGATGATGATGAAGTAATAGATGCGGAAGTAGAAGCAGAAGTTAAAGCCTTTATGAAATGGGCGAATAAAGGAAAGCGCAACCGCCAGTTTGAGTTTCATAAATTAGATATAGTCGTGGCAGAAGCCCTTAATCGTTGCGCATACGAGGGCGACCTGGAAACGGCTAGGTCAATAGCAAAAGCCTTCTTGTCATGAAGTGGGGCGCTCATGAAGTTGATGGGCGCTTAGCGGCAAAGAACGCAAGTAAGATTAGGGCGGCATTACAACAAGCGGCTAATTGGAAGCGTATCTTTGAGGCGTATCAGCGCACACAGCCCGCCGTAAGCAAGAACCCTGCCCAAGATAGGGCGCGAGCAAGGGCATGGGCTCTCCTAAACCTCAGATTTGATAATGAGGCGCTCTTGGCCACGCTACGGCGTGTTTGGGCAGATGGTTTCGCCCTTGGTATTGTGTCGGCAGATGACGCAGTAAGGCAAGCGCGAGAATTAAAGAAGGCCGATGATTCTGATTATGTGGACTGGTCAAACTGGAAACCAGGAGATGCGGCGGCGGCTTTATTAATCAAACCTACAAGGGCTTTCCAAGTATTACTAGACACGGCGGGCGTTACTATCAGGGGTATTGACCAAACAGGCTACGACAGAATTGGAACTGCTCTCTCAGATGCCCTTGCTCTTGGTTTATCAGGCGATAGGGCGGCCAAACTCATACGCGATACAGTTTCAGACCCCGCGCGAGCCTTAACTATCGCTATAACCGAAACTAACAGAGCCATCAGTCGCGCAACAATAGAGCGTTATCAAAATTATGGCCTAGAACAAATGGAGTGGGCAACATCTGACCCATGCCCTAAATGCTCACAAAACGAAGGGCAGATAGTTAATGTAGGCCAAGCGTTTAATAGCGGTAATACTCAACCGCCTGTTCACCCTAATTGTCGGTGCGCTTTATTACCAGTAATTTCTGATGATGAGGTAAATGCGGCTGGCGTAGTTGATGTAATGCTATCTGAACCAAGTTTCCAGGGTATTACAGCATCAACGCTTATGGAGGTGCGGCGTAAGGGTGATAGAGCAATGAACAACCCACAACCAGGCAAGGGAGCAGACGATTTATCAGCCGCTTATGAAGTCGCTGGTTATAACGGCTTACCTAGAGTTGTGGCGGCTAAGGAGTTTGACGAACTGGCCAAAGAAGCCGATGTAAAGGTATATCGCGGCGTTGTAGCGACCAAAGGTAAAAACCCTCAAAGCGCACAGCAACTTATTGACGAATATAAGTATGGTGAGCATTACGCAGGGTATGGGGTTTTTGGTAATGGAACTTATACCAGTACCAAATCATCAACTGCTCTTAAATATGCTGAGGATAAAAAAGACGGCGTAATAGAAATGCTGGTTATGGATAAAAGCAAGTTTCCAAATCAGGAAGACTTAAAAGCACGAATTACTAAAACTATTAAAGAGATAGATGCCGCGTCAGACTTAGCCTACAAAGAAATGATGGAAGAGGCTAAACGACAGGGTTTAACAGCATCTAACCTAGAAAATAGCCTTCTTTATAAAGATTACGATAAAAAAAGACAAGAGTTTTTAGAAATGAGAGTTACAATTTCTGACCCTGGCACAGCCGCTACCTTATGGGGTTATGATGGGTTCCGTCTAATGTTAGATAGGGAAGATGAGTATTTTTATGTTGTCCTTAACCGAGCAAAGGTGGTAATCAAAGAGTGAATCTATTAACTAACCCTGATTTATCACGCAAGGCGGCCAGGGCAGTCCAGCACATGCCCTTTGCTTTAAGAGAGCGTTTTATAACCGCTTTAGAACGGGCAAAGACCGAATCTGATTTGTCGCCAGGCTTCCGTTCTTACCTTAATAATGGTTATAAACCTGATAAAGTTGTAGGCTCTAACTAGGAGATATATGGCGCAACCGCAAGTAGGACATGCAACAATTACTGTTGGCACATCAGCAATTTTATTATTTCAAGCACCAACAGGTAGTGGTCAATGTAATTTATACATAGACAATGAGGGCGGCAGTAAAGTTTATTTAGGTGAAGCAAGTGTTACAGTATCAGGCGACCTAGAAGGTTATAATCTTGATAATGGCCAAAAATTAGATATGGTTTTTAATGGCGGCGAACAATTATGGGCTATATCAGCCTCATCTAGCAAAGTTTGTCTGCTTTGGACAATTTAATTAGAGATAAAGGATAAAACCACAATGGATAATCTAACTACCGCGTTCTTTAACATTATTAAAGCGGATAAGAACGCAGACGGAACTTTAATGGTCTATGGCAAGGCGACAGATGATTCATTAGATATTGACCAACAGATTTGCGACCCAGTTTGGTTAGATGATGCAATGCCTGAATGGTTTAAATCAGGGGGAAATATTCGTGAACAGCATAGCAATATTGCGGCGGGTGTTGCGAAAGAGTATGAGAAGAAAACAGACGGCCACTACATATCGGCTCTTGTTGTGGACCCAGTTTCGGTCAAGAAAGTAGATACTGGCGTTCTTAAAGGTTTCAGCATTGGGATTAAAAACCCTCGCGTAGTCCGCGACCAAAAAGCGGCAAACGGCAGAATTATTGACGGCCAAATTGTAGAAGTGAGCCTTGTAGATAGACCCGCTAACCCTAACTGCCAGTTAGTCCTTGCTAAGTCTGCCGAAGGCGAAAAGGGCTGGTGGAAGGTAGAGCAACTTATTGAAAAGGAAGAAAAGAAACCTAATTACGAAAGTATTAACGCTGGCGGCGGGGGTTCAGAACCCGCTGATAAAGAACTTTATAACCGCGTTAAGGCAGAGGCTAAGAGGAAGTTTGATGTATATCCTTCTGCCGTAGCCAATGCCTGGGTTGTCCGCGAATACAAAAAGCGCGGGGGAACTTACAAGAAAAAAACAAAAAAGAGTGCGGATACCTTACAATTATCCGACATGAACGAAGGGGAAACCATGACGGCACTAGCAAGTGATGTCCTAGAGATGTCTAAGGCTTATGCTAATGGCGACCTATTAAAGTTCGATAAGAACACTTACGACAACGCTCGCCAAGCGCTTGCGCAATTAATTGAAATAGAAGCAAAAGAAATGGGCGAAGGGTCTAACGAAGAATCCTCGCTCTCTCACCTAATCGCCGCAGTCCATCACCTCTTCGCTTGGTATGAGGGTGAGGAAGCAGAAGGAGAAGTAATGGAAGAAAATATTGAACTCGCCGCTCATAAAGACGAGATGAAACCAAAGGAAGGCGAAACAAAGTCTGACTTTATGAAGCGTTGTAAAGACGCTGGCATGAAAGACGATGTAATTAAAAGCATGTGCGACAAGTATTTTGCCGCCAAAGCAGATGATAAAGATGACGAAGAAAAATCTCATCACAAATCCGATGACGCTGATAAAGCGATAGTCGTCGAATCTGAACCAGTCGCAGAGGAAAAAGTAGAGGAAGAAACTACTGAACCTGCTGACGCAGAAGTTTCTGAGGAAGCACCCGCTTCCACAGATGTAGAAGCAATAGTAGAAAAGGCTGTTAAGAGTGCTACCGATGCCATTAGGGCAGAGGTCGCTTCGTTAGTTACCGCAAAAGAGGCGGCAGAAACGAAAGCGGCGTCCTTGGAATCCGAGTTAGCAATAGCAAAGTCTTTGGCTGTTGCTGGCGGTCCTAAAAGAACCGCAAAGCCAGTAGATAGCAAAGTTAATGATAATCTCACTAAGGCCGCTATTTACAAAGCAAAAGCAAATGCAACCACAGACCCACTATTAGTTAAGGGCTACAAGGCTTTGGCAGAAAAGTTTGCCGCCGCCGCACAGTCCGAAACTAACTAACTTACGAAAGGAAACAAATGGCTCTCCAAGCCCCTAAAGCGGCAGACCTGTTTGGTGATGCTTCTCCAGTAGAAGCCGCCGAGCGCATGGAAGAATTCCAAGCGACTCTAAACAAGTCCCTCGCAAATGGTGTTAGCCAACCAGGACAAACTCCTGTTGCTGACCCAGTTGCCGCGATGGAACAACTCGCTATCAGCAAGTCATTGACTGCTGAGGCATCTTCAAGCCTTCAAAGTGCGCTAGCCGCACAGCGTCTTGCCATGCAAGATATTCAGAAGGACATCACACTCACTAGCCCGCTATCTACATCGTTCGCGGCTTTTGACCTAGAAGCACCTTCCAAGTTGCTTACTCCACGCCCAACCCCACTCCGCAACCGCATTCCTCGCAAGAAGGGTGTCGGCACCTCACACCGCGTAAAGCGCATTACTGGCTACACAGGTACAGGTACAGGCGGACAAGGACAGGTTTGGCCAGGAATTACTGAAAGCACCACAACTACTTTCGGTTCAATTAACTACGAGCGCGGACCTAAGATTTCTTACACCG